TTTTACTTTTGAATGAGATATAGACTGTGCTAATTTTCCAAAGTTTTTAGGAGCCAGTTTTTTAGCGTCACCCTCTACTTGTATTGCAATAGCTTCAATCTCTAAGTTTATTTTCTTTTCAATGTCTTTACCGAAATTCTGCAACTCGGAAATAACTTCCCTAATACCTCTAATTGCCATTTGAAAACATGCGTGTTATTTGATATGAAATATTATAAACGCTTGTATTACCTAAAATACTTGTTACCTTAGGAATACCACCGTTTAACGAAAAAGTGTCTAAAGAATAACCTGTAATTACTATATTAAAATCCTGCTCGACTCCTGCTCCCTTTGCAAATAAAAAAGTCTCTTTAAATATAATGCCTAATCCACCTCCAATATCTAATCCTATATCAAAAACTCCATTTACATTTGTGTTTTTAGCCTTAAATCTAATATTTATAGAGTAATAATCCCCTATGTTTTGAGGTATTATCTTTTTGTTTACTGAATCATAAAAAGAACTTACACCAGATGGTAAATATGTTGTTATGTTTGATAATGCATTATTAGGAAGTGTGGCAACTGACCCTGAGTTGATAACGAATGGAGAGCTTACTGTATAAACAGTGTCGCCATACTGACCCCATCCTAAACCTATATCTGAAGCTGTTTGATCTCCAGTATTTGTGCCTGTTGTTTCACCTAGTCTAATAGATAAATCGTCAGCTATTTCAACCAAATTACTACCTATCCTTGTAGCTGTATTAGCTTTTGGAGCTGTTTCATCTCTTATTATTATTGCGTTGCTTTTTATACTCATTTTTTTTTTAATTAAATGTTTCGTCAAATGTTTCGTCAAATATTTTATTAGTAGAATTTATACTAAATCCATTTCCATTAGCCGTGATGTTTAATTCTCTGAATAGTTCATCATTGTAGCGAATATCATTTACAACTCTTTTTATACCGCGATATTCAATTGTCAAATTATCAATGTTGTCAGGTGTAATTTTATGTGTAGCGCGAATATTAAACGACCAATTATCTTTAATATCTGACTTTCCTATACTATAATCACGATACGCAGAATTTTGCTTTAATTCAGCCCAAAACGAACCTATTAAAACATCTGTTACAGTATTACCACCGTACCCATCAGGAACGTTGGTTGTACCGTAAATCTTAATTCTTTTATCGTATTGTCTTGATAGCATTATATTGATCTTGAATTATTAACTCTTGCGATTGCAGAAAAAGCTTCGGATATTTCTTTAGCGGTTGCTTTTTTCCATTCTGCTTTGATAAATACATTTTTACCATCAGCTTTGCTCATGTCAATTGTAGTAGTTTTCATAATTTTTATTTTAGACTATATAAATCTTTTTTCTACGTCTAAAGCTTCAGTTACACTAATAGGTATCATTTGACTATTAACTTGCTTCTCACTCTCGTAATACCAAATTTTAATCATCTGTAAAGCTGATTGAATAAAAATATCTGGTACATCTGCAGGTGTCGCATATCCTACATTTAAAGTTACTGTTTTATTATCTGGATAAATAGTGTATAGCGATCGAGTTAATGACCATGGTAACGGATCTGTTGGAGCCACAACTGAGTTAATCGGGTAATCGTAAACTTTTACCTGGCAACTTCCATTATAAACAATGTCACGTGCATACATAAAATGCCTTGTTCGTTGCTCAACGTATCGTAATGACGCATTAATCATTGAAGTTATTTCCGCATCATCCTCTGTTAAATCGGGGTCAATACGTAAATAGTTTTTAGCTCTTGCAAGTGGTATAACTGTTAAATAACTCATTATGTAAATGTTTGATACAAATATAACAAAAAAAGAGATACATTTCTATATCTCTTTTAATCTCCTTTCTGTTAAGTTAATCCACTTTTTTTATTGACTCCAAAAAATTCTCTACATCTGCGTGCGAAACCCTTGATAATCGTTCTTTTAAAGTTCCTACTGAATTAGGGTGTGATTTAAATAATTCTTTTCTTTCTTCTGATAATAAATAATTACCAAACTTTACTAAATCTGCTTTGTTAAAATAAGTTACCATTTTCTTTATGTTTCATGGTTAAATCCCTACTCGTTAGCTTTTCGGGTTCCGCTTTTTATCTTTTTGTTTTGCGTCCTGCTTTTCTAAAAGGCTCTTTGAATTCTGTTTTACATTCTGATTTAGTCCCAACTCCAACACGAAGCAAATAACCACCTCTTTGCTCTGTTACTTCAATAGTATCTCCTGCTGTATGGTCTAAATGATCTTTTAATAATTTGATTTTCATAACTATTAGTTTTATAGTTTCAAAGATAATAAAAATATTGTTTGCGTATTTAAATAATGTTTTTGTATATTTGTCATTCGCTACAACTAAAAACATAAATAAAACGTCATTCTTTGTAGCGAGGGGTGGCGTTTTTATTTTATACTTATTATTATGAACGATTACGAAATTACACATGAAGGAATTAAGCACAAAATTAAAGGAGATAAACTATTTACATCAATGATGAATTGGTGTGTTGAAAGAAAAATTGATTTAAACGAAATTGAATCTTGCGTATTAGTGCCTAAAAAAGAAGTTAAGCCAATTAAAGGGCTTTCTGAAACACATATAACTGATTTAATTATTAGCTGTGATAGGAAACAAAAAACTGATCCTGAGCACTACGAAATTAGAATAAATATCCTTTCGTTAAGCCCTAAAGGATCTGGGAATATTAATAAGTTTTTTAATAGACTTTTAGAGAAACAAAATACAAAACGATAATATTATGGATCCATTAATAGAAATTAAACACGAAGACGGAACATCTTCATATTGCAGAGCGTCAGCTGTTATAAGTATTAGCTATACAGGTCAAGTAAAAACTGAATATGTAAAATACAATAAAGTAATTAATGTTGAAGAAATAGTTCAAAAAGTAAATAAAGTTTCATAACCAAAAAGCCTGTAGATTAGTACAGGCTTTAAAAACACAAAACATTATGAGTTATATTCCAGAATGTAAGCCTGTATTAAATGCAAAATTTACAAAATGCAACCCAGAAATAGCAATGTATAAAAGAACTTTAGTTTATCATCCATCTAACAGCAAAAAAGGATTCCCGATAAAAGGAACTAATTTAAGGGTGTCGTTTGAATACATAAAACAACATAACGATTATCAGTTACCTCCTAATGCATGGAACTGTAGAGGCCTATCCTAACCGATAGGCTTTTCTATTAACACCGCCAACCCTCTTTCAATAGCCGATAAAGCACGTTCTTTTGGTAAATCTACTATTTCGCCAACTTTATATACTTGAACTGTTGCAATAATCCTAATAGTTACCATATTTTCAGAATGCCATTTCATAGCCGAATCAAAGAAGCTAATCCAATGTTCCTCTTTACCTAATTCCTCGAATTCAGGTACTTTTAACGAACGTTTTTGTATTTCTACATAATCAATACCATTCATGTCAAACGGTACAATGTAGCCGTTAATACCGTGTGTAATTTGTTCTTTCCCACTTGCGAAAGGCGTAATTATACAAGGCGTTTTAACTTGCATTGCTTCATAGACTGAATACGCGAATCCTTCTGTATCTGATAACTGAACCAAATAATCAGCTTTATTAATTTCTTTGAATGGTTCGGTTGTGATTCCGTTGAAGTGTACTTTAGGACAGTCGGCAAACTGTTTTAGTAATTGTTTTCCGAAAGCATGAGAATCATCTCCAAATATATTCCAAACATAATCGATTCTTAATGAATCCATTTGTTTCGCCATTGTGTGCATCCTGTTAAATCCTTTTTCACCAGATAAACGGGAACATGTGATCAGTGAAAGTATTTTATTTTTCTTTTTAGGAGCGTATTTTTGCGTGTTGTCCAAAAGATTGTAAATAACAGCATCACATTTTAAACCTGTGGAAATTTCAAATCCTTCTTTTACAATTTCTCCAACGCAAACATGATGTGTAACTTTAGGATGCTTTTTATACTTAAATGCCCAACCTGATATAATTACCCTATAATCAGCGTGTACCGTCTGAATATAAACTTTTGAATCTATTACATCAAATACGCTCTTACCCCATGCTGAAGCTGAAATAAACACATCACATTTGTATCGATGTTTGAAATTAACTTTCTCAACACTGCAATACTTCTGCATTTCCGTTATCAAATGTGGACTTGCTACATTATCATACAACAACGTAACATTGTGATGCTTTG